CAAATCACCTTTAGCGTCAACGACACCTGCTGTGATAATGTTCTTTCCATTAACGGTCGCAGTTGATCCCTCAACTACAAGTCCCGCTTTTACTCTAAAGTCTTTTGTTACTGTTGCCATTTTTTATCTCCTAGGTTAGGCCTTTAATCCCATACGCATGTAGCGTAGAGTTATAGGTGTAATTCCCCCTACTGGAACTACAGTTAGTGAAACTGTGTCTCCAGCCCTTGAAACGGAGATGGTGCCAATATTCCCATCGTTTTCAATAGTTCCATATTCACTGATAGATACTCCTGTACCATCAATCAATATGTTTAGTTCTGTAGAGTAGTACTTATTTGCACCACCTGCTACATGCTTAATAGAAATCATATATTTCATTGATCTAAACTCTGATGCTGAAAAGTTATCAAAAATAGTTGAGTTTTCAATACCATTAATTGTTAGTTCGTTATTACCATCTGAACCAAGATCTGTGGACCTAGCAGAAGCACTATCAATTAAATCTTCATAGTTTTCTTGGGTTGGTCGATCTCCAGTTTGGAACAAAGCCTTCACATTTGCAATAGATATTTTAGCCATATGAGGATTATATCACATTTTAAAGTATATAGTTACTGTAACCAATAATTTGTAAAGGAATTGGTGGAACAACTCCTGGTCCACCAGCGGGTATTCTAATTGCAGAAAACCTAACTCTAAAAGGAAGGACTTCATTAATTGTTATACTACGAGTGCTTGTTCTGATTGATGTGTTGAGATAGTTTTCAAGTTCAATACGCTTAACAGTTCCTGGCTGTTTTTTAGTTAAAGATACTGTAGCCATTATGCTGTAACATCTTCAAGGACTGTCACCTTGCCTTGGGCAACTGTCCAAACAATAGAATCTGCAGGAAGAGAAAGTTCAATATCAAAAATATCATTTGTTCGCAGTGCTGTTGTCTGTGTTGCTGTTAAGGAAACTGTAAACTCTCCGTCAGCATCATCAGCATCTGGGGCTGGAACAATTGTATACATTAGCGTTGCTGTATCTGTAATTTCTCCAGGGACAACTGGAGTTGTTGTAGGTCTTTTAATCTGCATAGATATTGTCCAGTCAGGGATGTTTAGTGGCTGTCTAGCGTCGTCTGTTACATATACCCGAAATGATGCTGTATCACCCTTAACAAATGTCCAATTAACAAATGGTGGTGCTTCGCCAATATCATATGTTCCAGTACTACTGCCTCTAAGTGTTGCCATTATGCTAATCCCGCCTTTAGTGATCCCCAGGTACCGTTACCCTTTGGTTGCCCAACAATTAATATTCCTGTTGAAGCATTTTTCTTTGCAACTATTGCCACTGCTCCTGAACCTGTAACAGGCTTTGTTGCAGTCAAACCTCCGCCAGTTCCAACATACAAAATATTTCCTGCTTCATATGCATTTGTATTTATAGATTCTAATGTGCCAGAGGTAACTGCAAACCCTGATGCACCATTTGCAATTGCAGTTTGAGCCAAGCCAAGAACTGGAAATGTTGCTAGTGTTTCTGCTACAGACTTTGAAACAGTTGGTTTTGTTGTATATCCTGTTATGTATACTGGGTCACCCTTTGAAATAGATGCTCCACTAGTATTGATAATTTCTACAGTTTGTGCAACAATTGATAATAAAACTAATTCTGTTCGTTCGGCTAATGCTTGAATATCCTCATGCACATTTACCTGATCAGCCATCAGGGGATAAGGAAGATTATAGGTAGAAGTTGAGCCAGTAGCCATAGTATTTACCATTATACCACTTCATAAAATTAATTTTTATAATATTTTATAAAAAATATCAAAAGTTTGACTTTGCAGGGAAAAACATGTTATACTTGGTTTATGCTACCAACAGGTAGCAATTGTACTCTAGGAGGTATTATTATGAGAAGAGACAAAATGGCTTGGATTGGAATCCTGTCTTTAGTTGGAGTTATTACGCCAGTAAGCAACTCTGCTAATGCCGAAACTACTAAAAATAATTTACTAACGAAACAGGCTCAAAGCCTTGATGCCACCCCAAAGGTGGCTTTTGTTGTTTCTAAAGCAAAAATGTTAGAAAAGTATGAGAATAAAACACATCTTACAGATAGAGAATTAAAAGAACTTCTTAGTCTAGTTGGCTTTAAGGGCAAGGACCTAGTTGTTGCTTGGGCAGTTGCTAAGAAGGAGTCTAATGGGCGACCACTGGCTTTTAATGGCAATCACAAGACTGGTGACTCATCCTATGGAATGTTCCAAATTAATATGATTGATCAACTGGGTCCAGACCGTAGAAAGAAGTTTGATCTTGAGTCTAATGCTGAGTTGTTTAATCCCGTAAAAAATGCTGAGATTGCTCACTACATGTCCCAAGGTGGAGATGATTGGTCTTCTTGGAAGGGCATTACTCCAAGAACTAAGTTTTGGATGAGCAAGTTTCCAGACTAAGTTTCTAGATTATAAAATATATCTTTAGTCTCATATATTTCAGAATCTATACTGCTTATTGAATAAATGTAATTTTTTTCTTTATCTGTTAATTCGTTATATATAAATTCAGATTCTAAACTTCTATAATGTTCACGATTATAAAGATTTTGTTTTATATTATCATGATTAATGTTTAAATCAAATAAAATCTTTTTTTGTATTTTATCAATATTGTTTTCTGATAAATCTTCTGGTTTAAGTATTAAAGATATTTTATTTATTCTATTAAATACATCTTCTTTTGTAAATGAATTCATTTTTGAAAAAGTTAAATAAAAAGATTCTTCTTTTTTAATTGTTGTGCTTATAATATTTTTAGATTGATAATTTCTTAATGTTTTTTTATTTTTTTCAAACCATAAAAAAAAATCTTTTTTAGTTATTCCAGATATAGGAGAATTTATTTTTTGACCATTACTGTCTGTGGTAACTCCATGAACATATAAACTTATTACTTGCTTACAAGGATCTCTAAATAATGTTGTTATATATGTTAAATTATCTAAATCATCTCTCCATTGAGAATGATCGCCTGAATTAATTCTATTATCTAAATATTCAATATTTGAATCTTTTAATATTTTTTTTAATGGCAATAAAAAGTTATAAACATATAAACGACCAGCAGTTTTTTGAATATGTAAAAAATAGAAACTATTAAAAGTATTCATTTTATTTTTATATTATATCATGCAAATTTACTGCTAAAAATATGATTAAGTTCTATATGGTTTATATTCATATGAAAAGGTAGCGAACCTATCCAAAAAATTGTGTTTGCCATATCTTCTGCAGTCAATGCATTATCCTTTTTTTCTACTTGAGTATCTATTGTTCCTGGACAGATTTCACTCACTTTAATTCCATACTCTGGAAACTCCATTCTCATTGTATCTATTAAGGCCATTTCTCCTCTTTTTGCATTGCTATAATTTCCACCACCTCTAAAAGGAATCTTGCCACAAAGTGATGTTATAAATATAATTGTAGGCGATTCAGATTTTTTTAGACATGGGACAAAAAGTTGTGACAGATACATTGGTCCAGAAACATTAATATCGTAAGCCCTTCTAAAGTTATCCATTGTTTCATTGATAATCTGTGTTGGACTAGATCCTCCGCCAGCATTATTAACAAGAAGGTCTAGGGTAATATCCTTATATACTTCATAAAATTTTTTAATTTCACTAGATTGCGTAATGTCCATCTGGTAAACTTCTACATTTTTTGAAACTAGTTTAGAGACTTTAGATAAATTTCTTGATACAGCAATAACTTTATATCCATTTTCAGATAAAAGTTTTACGGTTGCATAGCCAACACCTTTGCTTGCCCCTGTAACAATTGCTGTTTTCATTAATAGTTTTCTTTATTTTTATTAAATTCTAAATGATTATGTATCCAATGTCCTGGAACCATGTATTTAAAACCAGTTTTTACTAGATGTGCAGTATGATGATATGGCGCAGAAGAAGGAAAGATAATGATGCTTCCTGCTTTGGGTTTAACAGCAAAGTCTATGCTATCGCCTTTTATTGCTTTTTCATAATCTGCATGAGGCGTAAGTCTCTTTTTATTTAAAATGCCATCATAATCTGACAAAGTAAATGATATTTCTCCACCATCAAAATCATCATTTAGATACATAACTAAAGAATATCTTAAAGTTTTGTCTCCATCTAGTTGATCAAAATGTGCTCCCATTGAAGAGCCAACTTTATATTTTTTAATATTAAAAGTTGGAAAAAGATTTGGTGTATCAGGATCACCTAAAGAAGAAGCATAGTCTTTACATACATCATAAAAAGAATCTTGGATGGTATTGTAAATAAAAGCCATTTTTGTTTTAAAAGGCTCTTCCATTTGTTTAATTTTTTCTATATCAAAACTTTTAGTAGAACCATATATAAAACTTTTATCGTTGGAAGAGGTCCAGTTAGTCCAAGAAGAGTCTCCGCTAATTGCTTCTAGCATATCCAACTCATCAATGGTTTGCATTAACTTGTCAAAGTATTTTACCCCATCTTCATAGTAATAAACTTTTTCTTCTAGTATTTGCTTATTCATTTTTATCCTTTTCTAGTAATTGTTATTTTTATAAAAATCTTTTGTTTTTACAAAACCAACTATAACATACCTTATTGGTCCTGGGCCTACTGCCCTAACTCCATGCTCAAACTCAGCCGTCCCTGGGAAAACAACTAAGGATCCTGCCTCAGGCTTTAGTTCTAAGTCTTTATTTACAAAAAATAGTTCTCCATTAGAATACTCATCATTTAAATAAATGATTGTAGCAAATTCAATTGCTGGATCTGTATGCTGGTCAGTGTGAGCCTTTAGTTCTACGCCTTCTTGCATTCTTTGAAGAGTTTTTGCTGATGCAAATTGACTATCTGGTTTTGCAGTTAGTAGTATTTTTTGTAGTCTTTGATTGATTTTATCACTTATTGGATATTTTATTAAACTAAGATTTTTGTCTTGCCATCCTTTAGTAATTTCAAACTTACCCTCTTTTACTAAATTTTCAACATCATCTCTTTTAAATTTTTCCATGCAAAATCGTTTTAGGTTTGTTGTATATTCTATTAGCCAATCCTCTTCTGGCGTTAAATTAATAATATCAAACAATTGTGATAATTCTTCTTTAGAGAGAAAATTATTTACTACTATAACATCATCAATAATTTCATTGACAATAAAGTTTTTATCTTCAAATATTTGCTTAAGTTGTTTTATCATTTTTTCTCTTCTTCTATTTTGTACTTAACACCCATTTTATTAATCTTATATCCTTGCTTTAATAAATTCTGCCACTCTTCTTTTTCAATTTTTTGCTTATCTCTAATTGCTTGCATTTCTTCTTTCCACTGGTCTCTTAATTCTTGTGGGTAATCTGATTCTTCTCTATCATCCCAGAAAGATCCTATTGTGTATCTAACACCTTTAGTTATGAGAGTTACCTCATGCATGTTATTAAATCCCCCATCAAATACAGCAAGCATTCCTATTTGTGGTTTAATTTCTATATTTTGTTTTGGAAATTTAAGAAGTCCACCTTCAAAGTCATCGTTTAGATATAGAAATCCAGCATATCTGCTTCTTGTAAATGCTCCAGATTTTCCGTGTTCATCTGTGTTGTCAGAATGTAATCTTGCAAAGGCTCCTGGCTCCCACTTTTGTGTATGGTATCCAATTTTAGAAATTATGTCTGGGTCAAGATCATGGACTGAGGCAATTGCTTCTGGCATTTTATTTTCAATATCTGAAAAAATAGTTGGAGGTAGTCCTGCATCAATAATTTCTTGATCTTTGTCTTTTGGAAGTACAGAAGAATATGACTCATAAAAAGATATAGGCATCCAAGACATTTTTCCATTTTCTGCTTGTGCATCTAATGCCTGAATCATTTTGGCACAGGTTTCATTATCAATAAAGTTTTCATAAACAACTATGTCTTTTGTTATTCTTTTTTTATTGTTTAAATTCATTTTATTTTTTCCCATCTAAAAGAATTCTATAGTATTTTTCATTAGAATCTGGTTGTCTAGTTCCTGTATGCTTTAAAATTTTCCAGAAAAATGGACAAGTATATCTAATGCCATTTTTAATTTCAGTTACTCCATGAACATAGTTCATATCTCCTGGGAAGAAATAGGCAGCACCTCTTTTGGGCTTAAACTGAATATCTTGTAATGGAAAATATAGTTCTCCACCCTCATAATCATCATTTAGATAAAACAAACTTGCAATGTCATAATATGGAAAATCGTTTGGAGTTCCCGCATCATTGCCTTCATGTAACTCTTTATCTGCATGCGGATTTTGAAATTGGCCTGGAAGCCATCTAACAATTGTCTCTCCTGTAGGAGAAATGCTAACATCAAAAAAGTTTTCAATAATAGGCTTTAGTCTTTCATATAATCCTCTAATCACTGAACTTATCTCAGAATTATTTTTATCTAAAGATCTGGTTGTTGCAACCCTATCTTTCCAGTATTCGGAATCATATGTGACTGTTCCATTTTCATTCATATGGCTTTCTGTTACATCCCAAATTGTAATATTTTTAGCAGCATTTTCTAGGAAATTTATCTCATCCTCAGTCATAAAATTTTCAATCTCAACAATATTTTCTTTTCCAAAACCAAAAAACCCCGATGGAGTTTCGGAAGATGTTCTTTGAACTACTTTTACATTCTCTATAGACATATTATTATTGTATCACTCTCTTTGATCTTTTACTATAAAGTTTAAAACCTTTGCTTCGTGACTACCTATTTTTTCATTTTTTTCATTAACAGCATTTCTATAAAAATCTGCCCACTTACCAGATTTGCTTATCTCAGCAGAGGCTGCTCCATATGACTGTATCGCATTTCTTCTTTTGTGATCTGGGTCACTATAGTCTATAAGTTCTATAGTGGAGTTATTCATCATTGTTAATGATAAAGGAATTAATGTTGCAACTGGATCCCCCGCTTTAATAGTAATTTCTTTATTTGGAACTTTTGCTCTAATAGCAAGTGGCAATGGAAAGTCAAAAAAAGAAGTGCTTATTACAGAAGATATAGTTTCAAAATCAGCATTAAAGTAGTTAACTGGATTAATTGCAAACATACTAATGTTTTCATCAGTACGAAATGTTAATTCAGTATAAAAACTAACACTGGCTTGACCTCTACCAGTATAACAAAAATCTTTTCCTTTTAATACCTCTACAGTTGTGTCTGTCGTATCTACGGTGCCATTCCAAATAAAACTTATGTCCTCAGTAAATGATATATTCCACCCAATAGTATTAGCCTGTGTAACTGGGAAACACCTATATGCATGTTTTTCTGCTGTTACATCAGCCCAATCTCTTTTAATGGATGTTGGAGAAAGAACTGCCTTTGATTGCTGCCCCTGCTCTACTTTAATGTTAATCATATTTTGAGTCCCTATATTTACAATAACTTAATGATCTTCGTGACTACGGTCTGTGTAATCTGTCATAATAACTACGGCATACTTAGTTCCTGAAAAAATTTCAAGAGATGAATGTTCGTAGACAAAATTAGACGGGCATATAATAATATCTCCAGCATCTGGCTTAACAGTTAAACCATGTCTTGTAAACTGAATTTCTCCACCCTCATAGTCATCATTAAGATAGGCTACTGCTGAAATTGTGCAATTGTAGTATGGTCCATGATCAGCATGAACCTTAAAATATTCTCCTGGCATATATTTTACAAAGTTAAAGGCTTCTTTATAGTTCATTTTTAAATTCCATTTGCTTTCATAATGATTTAAGCAAATATCTAGACTTTTATCTACACTATCATGTATATCAGAAAGTCCCTGATTAAAAGGAATATGTACACCCAAATTCTTTTTCTTATACTTTAAGTCAAAACAATTTCTGACTTCTTGGACTTCTTCTTTTCCATTAACATGTGCTCCATGCCAAGAAATTTCTGGGATACCCAAAGAAATCTCATGCTCTAGGGTATTTATAATTTTTAGACATTCGTCTTTTTTGATAGCATTTTTATAAAGGTTAATGCCGTAATCCAAATTAATGACAGTAACACCGTCTTGAATTAATTCATCTTGCAATCTTTTTGTAGTTGTTTCTTCTCTTGGAAGTTGTGTCCAATTCATTATTCATATCTCCTTGGTTGCCATACTTTATTTTTATATATTCCGCCATCGGGAACACGATATTTGGCAGAGTTTTCTATATTTTTTTTATGCATATTCATCCCATCCTCAATCCTTACTTCAGACTCCCAGTCTTCTCTTTTAAATGGTAGCATCTGTGCATAAGGTGTTCCTGCTGGAATAACCCCTTCAAAACCCTTGATTAAAAAGAATGGCATAGATCCTGGCAGTTTAACATTATCGTTATCAATTATACCAGAGGTAGTCAAAAATGGTAATTCAAAGCGATTAAAAGGTTGAGAATAAAGAACGCTATACCCCTTTGGAGTTTCTACTGCCCAATCTGGAAACCAAGCAAAGTGATTTGTATAATATCCCTGAGGATGTTCAAATTGAGGCATTCCTCCTCTTGGGGTACAAAAATCTTTATACTTTTCATCTTCTATTATTGCAGAAACAGTGTATTCATCTTGTTTAACAAATTTAATATCACAAGGTGTTTTTAGTGTGTAGCCTGTGCCCATAATATCAAATATTGCTGGACATGCTTTCCAAGTTGGAACTTTGCCCCCATCTGGACCTTTCCAAAATTCACCCTCTGGATTTTTAGCAAATCTATCTGCTTTTCTATACCATTCTGGAATTGTTTTAATGATTGGTAAAGGTCTAGAATTGCTTTCTTCTGTTAACCAAGGTCTATTAGAAACAAAAGATATTATATTTTTCATGACCCTGTTTCTGCGTAAAATTCTGGTTTATGATACTTATCACTATAGTCAAGCATGGTAACCAAAGAGTATTTTGTTCCAGACTCTACTGGCATTGCTCTATGTGGATACATATAGTTTGACGGGAAGATTACTACATCCCCAGCCTTTGGGGTATACATAATATCCTGCTGGCTAAAATGTAAGCCACCACCTTCGTAGTCGTCATTTAGATAGGCAACTAGAGATACGGTACAGTTATAAGAAAATCCATGATCATGATGATATTGGAAGTGTTGTCCTTTTTCATATCTGATAAAGTTAAATGCTTCCCAATATCTTAGTTCATAAATATTAAAAACTCCACAATAATGTTCTACAGCAAGTTTTTGTTTTTCATAGCAATCATCCCAAACTTTTCCTAATTCAATAGATTCTTTTGAACCATCATTATTAAGTTCATTTCTTTTATATTTAAAATCTACACAATCTCTATAATCAGGCATTAACTGCTGATATCCAACATATGCAGGTTGCCACTGATATGCAGGATTATTTTTTAAAGAAGACTCCACTCTTTCTGGAATATTTAGTTCTCTTGGAAGAACATTGCTATAAACATATATTCCATTTCCCAAGTCTTTAAAAGTTATACCGCTTTGTTCTAACATGTTCATATCTATCTCCTATATTCTACTTTTAGATTCTTTAATTGATTCTGAAGAAACTTTAATAAACCTACACTCTTTTTTAAAAATTTCTATATTTTCAGATCCACAGTATGATAAAGCACTTTTTAAACTATCTGATATTGCCAACAACTGCTTCCTAACTGGACCTTTATCTGCAATATAAGCAGAAACCCCTTCAATGTGGTGAATATCTGTATCTTCTAGCGTGTGATCAATCTGACTTAATTTTATGCTTTCGGAGGCTAATCCACGAAATAGAATCTGTCCATTTTTTTGTTTTTCACATTCTGAATACCCTGCAAACATATTTCCCATCATTACGGCGCTGGCACCAGCAGCAAGTGATTTTACAATATCTCCAGTTTCTCTAATTCCTCCGTCTAAGACTATTCCATTAATGTTGTCATTTTGTACATTGTTGTATATATCTATAACAGATCCTAAAACTGGAACTCCAAAACCAGTTACTACTCTAGTAGTACATGCTGCTCCAGCACCTATTCCAACCCTAACAGAGTCTGCTCCTGCATCCATCAAATTTTTATATGCTTCATAAGAAGAAACATTTCCAGACATAATGTGAATATTGTTTGGTATTTGTGATCTTAAAATTTTTATAGAATCAACTACCTTTTGCAAATGTGCAAAAGCCGTATCAACTAGCAAAACTTTTATTCCATACGAAAGTATTTTGTTTACAAATATGGAATCTTCTGTTTCTTTAAGATTTAAAACAAAGCCAACTCTGTCTGATTTTTTAATATATTCGGGTAATGCTTTAAATTGATCAAGTCTTTTTTGCTCATTCTGTTGCCTATGAATAAAAGCCATTCCCCCATGACTAATAATTTTTTCGATCATTAAATTGCTATTAATAAATTCCATTGGGGCTGTCATAATAGGCATATCTAGGGTTATCCATGCTTCTGGATTATTTGGATTACCAAATTTAGTGCGTATAGAAATATCTTCTCTTGTTTCAACAGATGAGTGTCTTGGAACAAGTAGAATATCATCAAAACATAATGGGGTAATTGCTAAATCTTCTTTCACAGTATTCTACCCTTCTATTATTTCTAAGGCTACTGCATTTTCAGTATAACCAATATAATTATACCTCAACGAGTTTGATAAAGCAAACTCTTGAAAGGCTTTGTATTCGTGGTTTCTCCAGTTTGGATAACCAAAATATTCATCAAATATAATTATTGATCCAGGCTTTATCAAATTAGATATAGCGTTTAGCACATAAGATGTTGGATCATAAAGATCTGAATCCATATGAATTAAATCTATGCCCTTTTCTATTTTAACATCTTTAATAAAATTTGGTACTGTATTTTCATATAAACCATTATAAATAATAACATTTTTATTTACTTCTGGCTGTATTCCATTTAAATTAAAAGCACCTTTTCTTGCATTAAACCAATTTTCTTCAAGTCCTAAAAAAGAGTCAAACCCATACAAAGATGCGTTAGGTAGTTCATTTGCAAAAAAATTAATTGACTCTCCTTGCCAAACTCCAAACTCTGCCACTATGATATTGTTTTTATTTTTTATTAAATTACAACAATATTTTCTTAGATCTTCTCTTTTTAAAAACATTGATGCATTATTCATTTTTTCAATAGCATAGTTAGCAGAGTCTAGAGCAGCATGTTCTAAGACTTTATAAATTACTCCAGGGAAATTGCCTATTCCAAATTGCCCTGCAGCGGTTGTTTCGTCTATTGACATTTAACTATTTTGTTTAGTCTTGAAGTGATTTCCAGGGATTAGGCGGAAGTTTTAGACTAGACTCAAGGAACCAAGTCCACTCTTGATGATTTGCCAAAATCTCTGATAGAGATTGAACCAAAGCAAACTCTTTTGCAAGGATTGCCTCATCAATAACTGACTTTAACTGTTCAATCATTTTATTATTAATAGGAAGTAAGTGTATTGCCATTTCAACACCGCAATAAGTGTCTGGCTTGACATTGCCAAGTGTTTGGTTTTTAGAAAACTCCTCTAGAGTATATGGAGCCTCTCCGCCTAAGCGTCTTAGCCATGTAGACACACTAAGAGTATCTTTGTCTGACTTTGTATAGATATCTTCATATACAATTCTAGACTGTCTCATAAGCACAGACTCTGTATTTAGAAAAAACCCTTTTACTAGGTTTGAATAAACTACAAGATTTGCCTGTAGCCCTTGCAGTGACTTAATTATTTCTTTCATATTTCCCCCATTTATTTTATATTATATTACAAAAAGATCTTCAAAAACAACATCTTCTGTTATTTCTAAAAATGTTTTTAACTTTGAAGTAATCTCTGGATCTGCAACATCAATCTGTAAGAAATTTTCTTTTCCTTCAAAAAAGTTAGAAATAGCAGAATCGTGAGAATTATATATATTGACTAGTTCCTCTTCTGTCAAATCTTCCATTTTTGTTTTGCCAGTTGCTTCATAAATGTTGCAAAACAACTCTTCAAAGATGAGTGGTGATTCATGATCAAAATGACTTTGTGCATTCTTCATAGACTCTAGCCAAGAGTCTAGATCCTTTTTAATATAAACAAATTTAGTAGTTAGATAATTGCTATAGACGTGCTCATAACCAAAGCAATGTGGCAAATCTACAAGTGCATTATAATTAATATATTGGTCATCAATATATTGATTAACGCCTTCTAGAGATTCTGGGTATTCGCCAACAGACAAGTTGTCGTAATCATAAAAATATGATGTAGTTATGTCGGCACTCTGTAAAAAGGTTGCAAAGCCTTTTCCTCCGCTTAAATTTAGACCCAATGATAATATGTTCATGTCTTTATTATATCACGCTTTTCTGCTTGATCAGAATCTTCTTTTCTTTCATTTCCAGGGCCTACATGGTCAGCGCAACCGCACATCCAGCACATACTAGTCACCCCATATGGCTGCAGAGCATTTTCTACACATTGTAGAGTATGACTCTTCCACCATATCGCTTCTTTCTTTGCTGTTCCAAATATCTTTTAATGATTTATTGTTTATATTTCCATATATAGTCTTAAAATCAAAATCAGCACAGCAGATAAAAAGATCTCCATTTGGGTTGATATGTATCCATTCGTTTGTTCTACTTCTTGTTCCTATCCCGCCATTACAGCCAATTACCTTGCTTCCTTTAGGCTTTAAATATTTTTCAATTGCTGGAGCCTGATCAATAATCTTAAAATCACTTAGGTGCCCTGCTCTGTCATATAAATGATATGACTCATAAATATTTAATCCTGGAAAAATATTATTAAAGTTTTGAATATCTTTTGCTAGTGTGCCATTTTGATTGTCTAAATCTATTGCTGGTGCATTTTCAAGAAGGTCTAGCCATCCTCCATTTTTTAATAAAGACTTCTCGTTTACACCATTTACCATCAATACCATGTTTCCACTTTTTTTAAGTTCTGGTAGATTTTCCATAGCATATAAAACATTGTTAACTACTTTATCAAACAGTTTTTCGTTCATTTTTACATACTCTGACCATCTTTTTGATTCAGATGCTGGTATGTTTAGTAATATGCCATCTACAACATCTAGATATTTTGATATTATGTCAACCTTTTCTTTTTTAAACGCTACTCCGTTTGTTAATATAAAGGTTTTAAAATTATACTTTCTATATAGTTTGAGCATTTCTTCAAAATTTTTATAAAGCAATATTTCATTATAATTTGCAGAGTATATAGTTTTAATATCAGGATCTACAAAATCTCCCATGCCTTGTCTAAGTTGACTAAATACATTTTCTAATTCAGATAGTTCCATATCTCTGATTGCAGATTTTGGATTTCCTTCATATGAAACGGGACAGAACCAGCATCCAGCATTACATAAGCCATTCACATCTATCTGTATTGCTTTAATTGTGTACTTATTCACTGCTCCCCCTAAAAATTATTTATATACTATTGCTTGGCCTGTTGGTAATTCTAAAATATTATCTTTTCCAAAAAAATCTATCATTGCTTTTCTTGCTCCTATAGTATTATATGATCCATAATCATCACATATTAATACTCCACCACTTATTAACTTAGGCCAAAAATATTCTATTGATTCTTTAGTTGGTTCATAAAGATCAACATCAATATTGACGTAAGAATATTCTAAATCCTCGATCTCTTTAAAAACATCTGGAATCCAGCCTTTATGTAAATTAATATTTGAATACTTTGTTAATGACTTTTGTGCATACTCAAAAGGAATGTCTAGTTTTTTTGTTTTAAAGAAATCAGTATCAAACTCTCCTGGCTCTGAAACACCTTCCCAGGAGTCGATGCCGATAAAGTTTTTATCACAGAATTCTGCAACAAAATACATAGACATGCCAGCAAATACACCACATTCTGCAAAATTACTATTTTTATGTGATTGTTGTTTTGCCAACTGTCTAAGAATATAAAGTCTTGACATAAAAGCACCTTGGACTAAAGGAGTATCGTAATTCCTACCTAAAGCATCAACATGAATTTTAGAAAACTCTTCGTTAATATTTAAAAAGGACTGATCCTCTTCTTGCCTATTTGTGTACGTATCCATTATTAGGCAATTGTCAGATAATTTCCGACTATATACCACTTAAACGGAGTTGTTCTAATATCATAGACATTTACAGAATCAAGCAACTCAATAGTTTCTACTACTGTATAAGTAATTTGTCCATTTTCAGGATCAACATTAACTACATAGTCTCCAACAATAACGTCTCCTGAATATTTAACTACAATGTTGTCATTGTCTTTAACAAAGACTGGGTGTGTAGGAGCAAACATAGTTTCTGAACCATTAAGTTTAACAAGAGAATTTTCTCTTATTGTGTTTGACAACACTTCGGTTTCAACAAATGTAACATTATCTTTAATTGTTGCATCAACAAATGTTACATAGTTTGTTAGATCAAGGGGATTAACTGTAACTAGTTTATCTCCAATCTTAATATCTTTTGCTGATACATAACCATTTGAAGTCAAAACTTGTGCATTTTCTGCAATACAACCCTTGCCCTTAAATGCTGGTGGGAAGAACGGGAAGTATGGGAATGCTGGTGGGAAGAACGGGAAGAACGGTGGGAAGAATGGACCGAACCCTGGGAAGAATGGGAAGTAAGGTGGGAAGAATGGGAAAAATGGAGGAAAGAACGGTGGGAAGAACGGAGGAGCAACTGGGGTAACAGAGTTGGAAGCAGCAGAGTTACCTGATGTTAAGACACCATTGCTAACTCGAACGGTAAATGTATATGCAGTTCCATTAGTTAAGCCTGTTACTGAAATTGGTGATGTTGCACCAGTTCCTGTAAGGTTTCCAGGAGATGATGTAACTGTATAGGTATTAGTTCCTGTGCCTTTTCCTAAAGAGGCTGGTGCAGAAAAAGTAACAGATGCTGACGCATTGCCAGCCGTTGCAGTGCCAATAGTTGGAGTATCTGGTAGACGACCATCGCCTGATGTAACAATACCTTTAATGCTGCTCATATTTCACCTCTTGATTATTATACCATTAATTTAAGCAATAGTTAGATAATTTCCAACTATATACCATTTAAATGGGGTAGTTCTAATGTCATAGATATTGCCAGTATCCATTAATTGTATAAATTCTACCATAGTATATCTAACATTTCCGCTGTCAGTGTCAATGTCTACTAGATAGTCTCCTAGCGCAATATCTCCTGAATTCTTAATAGCAATGCCTTCATTATTTTTAATAAACATTGGATGGTTTAAAGAAAATAGGCTCTCTGTTTTATTAAATCTAATTAGGCTTTCTTGGCCTGAAGCAATAGTTATAATTTCAGTTTCAACAAACGACACAGTTTCATTTATTGTGGCATCGACAAATGTTACATAATTAGTTAGATCAGATGGACTAACTGTTAAAAGTTTATCTCCAACCTTAAGATCTTTTGCCACAACATAGCCATTTGAAGTCAAAACCTTAGCATCTTCATGTAGACATTTTACTGCTGGCTTAAAGTAAGGTGGGAAGAACGGGAAGTATGGGAAATAAGGAGGGAAGAATGGGAAAAATGGAGGAAAGAATGGAAAGTAAGGAAAGTATGGAGGAAAGAATGGTGGAAAGAATGGGGGAACAACTGGAGTAATAGAATTAGATGCACTAGAAGCATCAGATACTGCAATTACAGTATTGCTGGCTGTTCTTGTTGATGCTGTTACTGTAAAAGTATATGCTGTGCCATTTGTAAGTCCTGTAACTGTAATTGGACTTGTGGTGCTTGTTCCAGTTTTAGCACCAGGATTAGAAGTTGCTGTATATAAATTATTATTTCCTGGTTTTCCTAGATATGTTGGAACACTAAAAGGAACAGATGCCTGCTGATTACCCGCAACGGCAGTTCCAATAATTGGTGCTGATGGCTTACGTCCATCACTTGATGAAGTGACCCCCACTATTGGCATGTTACACCAAGTCTCCAGAAAGAACCCAAGAGTTAGTTCCTATTTTTAATAAAGTGGCCATTGATCCTGCTGCACGCAAATTACTTCCTGGAGTTACATATGAAGTAATTCCTACAGTAAAGGCAACTGAAACTCCTGTAGTTAGCGCTACCAAATGTATTTGTGCTCCTATTGGATAAGCAACAGAAGAATTAAGAGGAACCGTAAAAGCAAAAGCACCATTCATTTGTATTAGAGTATTTTGGTCATCAAGAACAAGTGTGTATGCTGCTGTTTTTGCAGTTGCATTAACAGTAAATGATGGAACGCTGACAGTTGTTGATCCATTACCAGTTTGCAAAACCTTGTTTGTTGTATCCCAAGAAAGTCTTCCATTGGCTGTTGAAGAAGATGTAGACAATGTTAGCGCTGGAGTGTTTACTGTTGGAGATGTTAATGTCAAGCCTGCAATTGTTGTAACTGTAGCACCAGAAGCAATTGAAGTAGATCCAATAGTTGGAGCAGAGTAAGAGTTGTCTGTTCCCCACTCAAGACCTGAGGCTGTTGCTGAGTTAGCCTTTAGGACTGTTCCATTTGCTCCAACAGGTAAAACTGCTAAAGTATCATTTGCTGATGCGCTAAGAAGGTCTCCCTTAGCAGCAAAGTCTGTTTTTAGTATTGCTGCAGACAAATCGACATTTCCAATTTGCTCTTGCAATGCATTGATTGTATAGGCTATTGATGGGTTGATTAGATTATCTGGATCAGTTTCTGATGTATCAAAAGTGTATGAGCCATAATGATATGCTCGTAGTGCAGCCTGAATATCCGCTGGATCTGAAAGACCTGGGATTTTTGTTGGAACTAACGTTCCTATTGATTCTACTGCCATAGTTTCACCTCATCAAAATTATACCATAGTTATTAGACTATTGATATAAATAGATGTACCGTTACTGTTTGGTTTAACAATGACCAGTCTTCATAAGGTCCTGAATCTACGTTTGATCTAAATTCTACTGCAGAAAGGTTAATTACTAAATTTGTTCCTCCCCCAGCAAGAGCGGGGATAGTCATAGCAGATGCTAGCGGCTTGCTATATGCAATACTATACTGAACATTAAAGTTAGCAGAAGTTAAAGGAGTTCCAGTGACAGAAACTATGTTTGTTATTGGAATTGTAATTGATGCTGCACCAGAACTAAAGTTAACTGTATGAAGTTTTGAGTATAAAACTGGGCTTACCTTTAATACTTGAACCCAAAGGTTTGCACCAGGCTCTGCTACATATTGATAAAGGTATCCATAGTCTAAACCTTGAGCAGCATTTATATATAAATCGTTTAACTTTATTTCTTGTCCTATTTCGATACTGTTAGGATCTCCAAGGCCTACAAAAACCTTGCTACCTCGTTCTCCTGTAGGACCAATATCAACCAAGACCTCAATAATTTCTGGAGGACCTAAAACGGTTATGTCATCATTGCTAACTAACACATCAGGCATTAAACAGCACCTGTAATATCATCCGTTACTGTGATTGTTCCAGTAAGCAGTGTTTGAATTTGTGTACCGTTGTCAATTTGAACGTCATAAACATATGAGCCAGCAGAAAGATCTCTTCCGCCTGCTGGAGTAATAGTACATGTGACAATGTTAGTTACATCGTTAACCACTGCTGTTATTCCATCAGCATCAGAATACTGAACACCTGCAGAACCTCTTACGTTAGCAATTGTAAAAATTGCATCATATCCTGAAAGATCAAAAGCAGACCCATCCGATGAATTTTTGGGACGGACTACAAATTGCCCTGTATCGCCACGGTAGTAACTAAAATTATAAGTGCTTGGAAAAGCCATAAAAATCCTCCTGCTTTATTATACCACTAACAGACTGAAATATACATACCCTTTAAAATTATGGTAGTCTCATTATCTGTTCTAGCCTGAATAACTCCACCTTCTGATCTGATCTTGTATACATCAACATATAGGGTTTGGTTAACCGACATTTCATATGGGTATTTATACTTTAGCATTCCTATGTAGGCAGTTGGGGATTCTACCTTTGGAATAAATGTTCTAATCCAGGCTTCTGTGTTGTTCACGTCAGTAGCCAAGATAATGTCATATCTTATATCTACCTTAGCACCAACTTTTAGTTGTTTAAAGTTAATTCTTTGGGTTACTGGATTCCACAAAGAAACAGAGTTAGGTGGAAGAAATTTTAAAATATTGTTTTCTTCATCATCTTTTATTATGATGTTGACCCATCCATCATCGCCTCTATTTGGTCCAAGAAAAATTGGTTCTTTATGTTTGTTTTCGTAATATGCCCAACCTGGATACTGTCCTGATGGAGAATCATAGCCTTCTGCCCCTTTACCAGGCTCACCACGCTGTCCCTGAGGTCCTACCCTACCTTGTTCTCCCTGTGGACCTTGTGGGCCTGTATCGCCCTTATCACCTTTATCGCCTTTGGGTCCTACCTCACCCTTTTCTCCTTGAATTCCAGGAACAGCGATATACTCTGTATTAGATACATTATTTCCTTGATTTAATTTTATGGCCTCTGAGTACTTTGGCTTAGGAAAGTCCATACTCTTAGCCATGTTACTTTACCTTAAATGTTTTTTTATTAATCTTAACAACAGGTGGAAGATTGATCTTAGGAGTTGAAACTTTTACTACTGGCACTATAGGCTCGATCCAGAAACATCGCCAAGAACACAAATGGTTCCTATTACTGGAGTCCAAACAGTATCTGCGTTTATTCCAGATCCGCCCTCAATAGTTACTTCTAGATCAAAAGTTAATTCTGCTACAACTGAGCGATATGTTGTTCCCCAGTTTTCAGATATAGATGGAGGTACTTGAATCTCAACCCAGCCATTTTGGTCTACTGTTGGCAGGATATCTAAAACTGCTCCGTTTGGATCATAGGATGTTGCAACATATGTCCAGTCAGAGGTATCCCATTCGGTGGTCTCGTCATCTTCGTAAAATTCAATTTTAAGCGTAGCACTGTCCCCACGAACAACAGTCCATTGAATATTTGCTGGAGTTGCTCCATATTTTTCAGTTGTTGGGGTGCACATAATCTTTATTATACCATTAAATAATGCTAGACACTCAGGCGCAGTGGGTGGGGGGTAGCAACCTGAGTGCCAGCACTCTTTATTATATAGCATTTTTTTAAATAAATAGTATATTTAGAGATTCTTGTATTAATCCAGATTGTTATCAAATTGTTATAATACTAAATGTCCGATTTGTTATGTTATGTCTAAATAGTCCAGAGTATTGATAGTGTATACTTAAAATATATAAAGAAAAGAATATACTGTAAAAAGGTTTTTAGATATAAAGTATATTATATATAAGAGATTATTTATTATGATCTTTAATGTGCTCGATCAATAGATCAAACATCTTATCAGTTTTTTCTTCAAGTCGATTAACTGAATCTTTTAGCGATGAACCAGAATTCGGTTTAAGTTCGCTGAGGTAATGCTTAATTAAAAAATTAATAACACCGAATATAACTCCGCCGATTGAGAGTACTGTAAGAATGAATGCAGCCCAGTCTTGTGGAGTCATAAGGTTTATTATATCATTATTTAAGATACAAATCTTTAATTTCGGCGGGATACAACAAAGCCGAAAATAGAGATACCAAACCTCCCAATAGACAACCTATGGGACATACTCCCAAATATGTCTAAATAGGATGATATACGCTATAATGGGCAAATGGATATAGTTTTGTTTATTGTTACGCCGATAGCAATTTCTTTATTGCTGGCTATTTGGATATGGCATAATGTCTGATAACCAGGATGCTAAGGTTTGGGATTTAATTAATGGTTCGGCCAGATCACCAGAGGAAATTGCTTTATCCCGCCTCGAAATATGTAAAGGTTGTGAATGGTTTCGTAAAAATACTCAAACCTGTCGCAAGTGTGGATGCTTTATGAAGTTAAAAACCTTAATAGATAAAGCACACTGTCCTATTGACAAATGGTAGGTTTTACTTTAAATTTTCTTTGTGTGTTTCTGGTTGACCCATAGAGTTTGTTTCTACTATAGGGTTTGATTCAAAATGAAATTCTTCATCCCAGGCAGATTCTAGATTATCTAATATTTCCATACCGCCAATTATACCCCAAATCTGAAAAATTTTGTAAAACCTAAAATGGCAAAAATCTGAATATTTTTCTTAGATGTATGATACATATAAAAGAATAAAATAAATAAAAAAAATAGTGAGCACACTAGCAGGGTTTCCCCTACTGTGCGACTCCTTGTAAATATCCGTCAATTCCTAGCAGATCACAAGTTACCTTAACTCTCTGGTTCTCTTTTAGAGTTGAGCGATAGAGGCTAATGAAATCATATACCTCTTGCTTAGTCATGAGGTTAATATCTTTTGTATTGCCTAGCATAGATGTTAAAGTAACTTTCATTTATTTGTTCTCATTTCTAATTGTATCAACCAAGTCAATAATGTTTAATGTTGTGCCAAAGGCTATAAGTGCAATGGTAGAAGCGAGAGCGATCTCAAGCGCAAGGATAATCACTTATTTAACCTCCGTTAGAGTAGTCTCTAGGACTACCCAACCTTCTAAGACTTTTTGACTTAGGTAATCCCAAGCCTTAGTCTCGCTTTCGCATAGGGCTTGGATAGTACCTGTCCAACCCATGTTAGAACCAACCCATGTTAGTAGGTATTGTGTTTTAGTTAATGTAGTCATATTAGACCACCTTTCTTTAGAAGTTATATTTTAACTTTCTATACTTAGAAGTATAACACCTACCACTGACAAATTGACCCCTTTTCTCGGGCGTGTCGTAAACTATTTTTGTGGCGTTGATCACATATACCCTGGGAGTTTCCTGAGAATGCTCCGGCTCAGAGTTATCCACAGGGTGAGGATAGTTATGCACAGGGTGATCTTTTAAATGTGTTTAAGATCACATATCCCAAATGTCCGAATTACCCCTTAATGTCCGAGTCCATTTGTCAGACCCCCCTGCTATACTTACTAGTATAAAGAAAGTTAAAGTTTAACTTAAAGAAAGGGTCAACTAATGACTAATAGAATATATGAACGAGAAATATCTCCGACTATGGCTGAACTTATGGGCTATGGTATGTGCGAGATATGCGGTGGCGGATACATAGCCACTAAAATTTGCGTAATGTGTAAGGAGTCTAACTAATGAATATGCTAACTCATAACTTAGGTTATATCCAGCAATATAATCGCCACCTAATGTGGAACAACCGCATAGGTTTAACTAATTGCCAATGTGCGCTATACTGCGCCTCTGATGCTAAGTATTCAGACAAAATTAGAAAGGTAACAAAATGAATTTAGAATTAAACGATGTAAAAGAATTAGCAACTAAGTACATGGGCAGCCCTGAAATGGGCAAGGCTTATTTGCTTGGATACATCTGGGCTTCGCTTAGCGATCAACAAAAGTTAGATGTATATAAATCACTTACTAAATATCTTGAGGAGAAAAACTAATGGACACACAAACAAAAGAAGCCTTTGACACTTTACTGGACGAATGCTATCCAGAAATAGAAATTGGATATTTAAAACTTAGACCGTCTCAGGTTCTTTTTAAATGTGATCCTATTGCATATAATGAAAGTTTCCTAGACTTTCAAGATGGACTAATGAAAATGGAGGACGAATAAATGAATAACTTTTTCGTAAGTGGTAACGCACTGTTTTGGTTTTGTTTTATTTCTTTATTTATTTCATTTTATTTATTCGTGAAAGGCGAATAAAAATCCGGCGCACTCGGGCGTGTCGCATGTGTTTAAGGTCACAATAAAACTTTCCTAGTTTACGGCGTGTCGCCTTGACTTTTTGGAATATGTCTGGTAGTATTCTCTTATACAATTAAATAAATAGCAAATACCGTGTGACTAACCTCACATTGAATATGTCCCAAATGTCCGAATTTGGATTTGTATTTGTCAGCCCAGTAGTGTAAAATAGTAATATAAAGAAAAGGAAGTGCTAATAATGGCAACTAAAATAAACATAGTGGAACTCTTAGACGGTAAGTACTACCGCTCAAACTCTCGTAATCTTGAGGGTCTTATAACATGGGCAGAGCCTCGCCCCTCTATCTGGTACGGTGAGAATTGTCAGGCATACCTAATCAAGGTGCGCCCTCAATATACCATAGGCTCACTACCTCAGAAAGACTTCTATGCTACCATAGCCGTTCAGGTGGGTGAGTAATGGAGATCTTCATCTGCGATAATTGCAATACCCTCGCCACCTTGTCGGTGGTAGGTGATACGATAAGTATAACAAAATGTAAATGCCAAACACGAAAGGAAAACTAAATGACCTATAAAGTAAATCTAGAAACCTTTAACGGAAGCGTTAAAGTTATCAGCCTGCCCTCTAAGGGTGCGGTTGCTCAATTCATCTCTACATATCCTAACACTCTACCTGTCGGGGTATCAGTAAAAGTCGCATGCGACGCTCTCTCAATTTCAGGAACACTTAAAGGAAAGGCTACACTATAATGGTAAAAATCGAACACTATCTTAAATTCGTTACTGAGGTTGATGAAACCCACCCTGTTGCACAACGCTTGCTACAACTTTCAGAAATTGAGCAGGTACAACTTCTAGAGTCAATGCTAAAAGAATTAATTGCTCCACGCATTCAGCCTGCACTAGATGAAATAAATGAGCGAGGCACTTATGCAATTCTAAAGGTGGCCGACTAATGATGACTAGAAAAGACTATGTAGCCGTTGCAGAAATTATTTCATCTTATAAAGATTTGATAGGTGATGAATTCGTAGTAGAGGATTTGGTAGAGGATTTTTCTGCAATGTTTGAAGCAGATAATCCAAATTTCAAACACGAAGTCTTTAGAGAGGCGTGTTTAAAATGATACTAGATAATTCAACACTGATCGCAATTGTAATTGCACTTGGTAGTTCTCTTGTTACTATGATTTTATTTTGGAAACAAAATGTAGAACTAACTAAAGAAAACTATCGCTTGCGAAATGAATTGCGTAAAGCACTAAAAGCATAAACAAAATTCCTGAGCATGAATAAAAACTGCTTAAAGTTTCAACTAAATTTTGGGCCGGCCCACTTTTCCACAGGTTATCCACAGGCCATTAAGTGTGTTTAAGATCACACCCCCAAACCCCCAAAACCCCCTAAATGGATTAGTAAATGTCTGCCTGATCTGATAGGATTAGATTATTCTAAGAAAGGGAAACTATGCGAGATTACTATGATGAATTCTATGACGATTACTATGCCACCCAAAAGGCACCTAGTGTTGATAGTTGCTATTGCACTAACTCAATGATATGCTCAATATGTATGAAAGGATATAACTAATGGGAAACTTTATTGAGGCTTTATGTATTGATTGCAGAGAAAACTTAGAAGTTGACGGCTTTCGTTGCTTTGATTGTTCACTTGACCACGACTACTCAGATGAGTTAGACTTGGCACTTACACTAGATTGGAATGAATAATGGAATATAACTACTCAATAACCTTTTCGTATGACGGAGAACTTTTCTCTACTATGCGTACCGCAGACCTAATGGAAGCGGTAGATGTTTGGAATAAGTGTGTAGACTTTGGCGACGCTAAAGAATATGCAACCTATAACTTGTCAGACCCAACAGGTAAGATGTACACTAAGACTTTCTATCGTAGCGGAATGGTGAGTGTAAAATAATGACAACAGGTACAGTAATCTTGTGGAAGTCTAATTGGCGTAATCCACTTATTGAAAAGATGACTCCAGATGAATTAGATTTATTTCAGGCAGATATACAAGACGCTATTGACGGAGTAATTGAGGATTGGGAAGGTAAGTAATATGGGATCAGTAACAGCAATAGGATTAGCAGACTCAGTACTAGACTTAGAAACTCAGATACTATATCACCTTAAAGGTAATCACTATCCACCAGTACCTTCAGAGATGGTTGCACCTTGCATAGAGGCTATTGACGCTTACTATGACGAGGACTATGGGCGCTTGATAGATATGCCTATGGTTGGTAACTTTCAGATACTATACCGTGGAGAAACGCAAGCCCCTGCCCACGCTATTGTAGATCAACACCACCTGGAATGGTTTATTCAGCCAGTAGAGGATATCCCTGATGAGTGGATCGAGGACTAATGAGTGATTGGACAGTTTGGGTAGGTGGCGGGGAGTATACCTCCCACTACCTATCACTTAATCAAGCAAGCGACCTTGTTGAATACCTTAAGTGGGATTTAAACTATGATGATGTATTTATGGAATGTGTGAATGAATAAAGACTTTTACATTCCCCACTCAAAATACTGCGATTGTGATGAATGTCTATCTAATGAGGAGAACATATAAATGACTGATACAATGTTACACATGGAACTAGTTAAAGCGGATATCCTAACACCTGGACAGTTAATGATAGGTGATCTAATTGGTATTGATGAGGATATCGTAGAAGTCTTAGAAGTTGTCGATCATGAAAACGGAAGCGACTTTTATATTGACTATCAAAATGAATTTGGTGAAGTAGATAGAGTCGTTGCTGAATATGACGAACTAATTTCACTCTATGTTTTTATACAAGCAGAATAGAGGCCGGAGCGCCTGTGATGAAGATCACAATTAAGTCAAGTTGATATTTTTCCCAATTTCTGCTAAGATTATTATATGAAAAAGACACAAGAGGAATTACGCAGGCTTATGGAATTACGCCGTAGCAATGCAGCCTCTGCTGTGCCTAATAAAAAGAAATATAACCGAAAGAAAAGTCAGACCCTCATGCTAAAATTAAATAAAGAAAGCGAGTAACCCACCATGACTAAACTACTCAGAAGCAAAGATCGGAAAGTTGCCAATGCCGTCACACCTAATGGAAAACAAGCCAGTATCGCTAACACCTTCGGACTACCTGCAGGAAAGAACTATTCATGTCCTGGCGCTACGAGTGTCTGCGAGAGTGTTTGCTACGCTGGCAGACTTGAAAAAGTATTCCCTGCAGTAAAGAAAAACTTATTGCATAACTGGGAACTACTACGTAATGCAGACGGCCTAACTATGGTTATGCTACTCACTGATATGATTGATGAGTTTATTGCAGACTGCGAGAAGAAAGAGGCTCCTAAGTTATTCCGCATTCACTGGGACGGCGACTTCTTTAACGATGTTTATACTAATGCCTGGAAATTTGTAATCGAACACAACCCTGATATTCAATTCTGGGTATACACACGAGTAAAGTCTGCAGCAGTAATCCTAAAAGACATTCCTAATCTTTCACTATACTATTCGACAGACAGTGAGAACAAGACGACAGGTATTGAACTTAAGACTGATCATGGCATTAGGCTTGCATACCTTGCTAAGAATTTTGCAATGGGCCAGGCAGATATGAAAGCGTTAACCAATAAGCCTGGTGCTAAGTGTCCTGAAAATCTAAAATCAATTCCACTTATATCACAACAGGGCAGCGCTTGCGTTTCTTGCAGTTTGTGTGTATACTCTAAAGCAGACATAGTATTTTCTGCGACTAAGAAATAGGGTCCTATGAGTAGTTGGATCTGGTTGCTTCTTTGGTTATTGATTATCTTTATGTATCAATAACTCAAGAAAGGCCGGAGCAAAAGTTTTGATTTGTCAAGTTACGACACGCCTTTAAGATGTGAGTTTTATCACACCAGAAATACCCCTTACGAGTTGTTATTTATGAGATTTTTTGCTAAAATTATATTATAAGGAAAACACCACAACAGAAAGGCAATACCTAATGACTCTACACGGATACACTTACCAAATCGGTGATCTATTCACCACAAGCAAGACAGGCGTTACTGGACGCATAGCAGACTTTACACCAATGTCTAACAAGGTTACTAGAGTTAGTCTAGTTCTAGCAAACGGCTCTCGTCGCTTGGCTATGGTAAAGACAAGCAAGTAATCTCAAAATATGAGATTATTAGGAAATATATTTGTATTTCCGACATTTTTTAGATATACTAGAAATATAACCAACAACAGAAAAGGAAACAAGATGACAGTAGCAACAGCACTATACAAGGTCGGCGACACTTACACTTCACAGAAGTCAAAGGTTACAGGCACAATTCAGGAAATCAAGCCAAACGCTAACGGCACAGTTCGTGTTAAGTTAGATGTAGAAGGCGCAACACGCTGGACTACTTGGAAGGCGTAAGCCTTTCATAGTCGCCAATGTACAGCGACTCTAAATAAGTGGCAGGAACTATCCTGAGCAAGATACCAAAAGGCTCACTACAATGTCAGACCCCACCGCTATACTATAAATATACCCACCAAAGAAAAGGAAACCTATGTCAAGAGGAAAAGCAATCTCAGTTAAAATCCCTACTCAGCGAGTAATCGCAGGGCTAGAAACAGCACTTACTAAACTAGAAGCAGACTACAAATCACAAGAAGCAAACGAACTAAAGTACGAGAAGGCTATGGAAAAGTGGCGTACCGAACTCAGAAAGTTTGCTATCGCAAACATCAGCAAGGCAGAAAACTTCCGCACTAACTATCGTGCATACAATAATAAGTTAAACATTGACTACGATATTATTGTAAATAAAGAAAGCGACCTGCCAGTAGAACCTGAGCGTGAGCATGAAGTAATACGCCAACACGACTATCGTGAACAAAAAGAGGAAATCACAAACGCAATCCGTATTCTTAAAATGACAGATGAGGAAGTAGTATCTACTTCTACTTATCAAGCGGTTGCTCGTTATCTTTAATTAGATAAACGACCTGAGTATGTCGCTAAACTACTCAATAAGTTTCACAAGAACCAAAAACTTGGATCTAATCCAAAATCTTGGTAGTGAAAGTTCCTGGGCACGAACTAAAACTGCTCACACTAAGTTTGATTGGGCAGATGCGGATCCCGCTGCTGAAAAGAGTTGACAGGTGCACAATAAAAACTCGTTCCCAATCATTTTTTATTTTTTTGTGGCCCGGCCCGCCGTGATCAAGATCACAGTGTGATTAAGGACACTTTAAGAAATGTCCAATTTGCCCCATATTTGATTAGCCTGGTTTGCATATGTCTGCCCACCCTGCTATACTTAAAATATCAACAAAACAAAAAAGGAGAATAACCTATGGCACATGACCTAGAAACACAAAACGGCGTTGCATCTTTTGCATCATTCCGTGAACCTGCTTGGCATGGATTGGGTACCGTATTCACAGAAGAAAAGACAACCGCAGAAATGCTTAGCGCTGCAAATCTAAATGGTTGGAATGTTCGTCTTGAGGATTTGGAAACCCCATCACATCTCACAAGCGACAAGGCATACCAATATGTCTTGCGTACCAATCCTACCGACAACACCCAAACCGATATTCTTGGCGTAGTTGGTGAGCGCTACCATGTATTGCAGAATGAGGATCTATTTTCATTCGGTGATAATATCCTAGACGGTGGTGGTCGTTGGGAAACCGCTGGTTCAATCAAGGGTGGGCGTGTAGTATTTGGCGCTCTTGCTCTTGAGCGTGAGACAATCCTAGACCCTAACGGTGTTGCAGATAAGGTTAAAACCTATTTACTTATCAACACATCACACGATGGCTCTATTGCTATTCAAGCAAGCATAACACCCGTTCGTGTTGTGTGCGCTAATACTCTTAACCTTGCTCTTGGTTCAATCAAGAAAAAGAATGGCGTTAAGCAATCATTCAAAATTCGCCACACACAAACTGCTAACGGTAAAGTTCAAATTGCTCGTGAGACTCTTGGTCTTGCTAATAAGTACATGGACGAATTTGATATCATGGCTAAGGCTATGATTGAGAAGGAAGTATCTGCTAAGCAATTCAACGATATCATTCTTGCTGCATACTCTAAGCCAGAAAAAGATGCTAAGGGTTCACTCAAGAAGTGGGAAAATAAAGTTGATGTTATCAACGACATTTACACTGGCGAATACAATGGCATGATCGCTGGTAATGCTTGGGGTGCATTTAATGCTCTTACTGAGCGCCTTGATTGGTATCGTTCTGCTCGTGGTGGTTCTAACGAGTCCATTCTGGCATCTGCATCTGGTTTTGATCCTGCTATCAACGCAGAGAAAAATCGTTTGCTCAAAGTCGTACAAAATGTTATGCAACTAGCATAATAAAAAATCCTGAGCATGATTTTAAACTGCTCAACACGATCCGTTAGAATAGTTGGTTAGTTCGCTACCCTGTCACGGTAGAGGTCACGGGTTCAAGTCCCGTACGGATCGCAAGTGGGCCGGCTTCATAACATTTTGTTACAAACCTTATTACGTCAGTGTGATATTTTTCACAGAAATCTATTACGTAAGACTTGCTTTTTTTCCTGAATCGGTGTAAAATTAATATATACCTACTAACCAAAGGAACACCAATGAGAGAAAGATCAACAGGATATATCGGTCAAATCGTAGACGGTAAGAAACTAGCAGTAATCGCTAATGGCATATACTCATTACAGTATAGCAATGACTTTAGCCCATGTACTGTAGATAATCTATTATTCATTACCCTGGAAGAAAAAAATGTATATGGCGACAATAAGTATGCCTTGGTTTGTTCAGAGGGTGTTGGCTGGGAGCAAGACACATTTGGCTGTCTAGAAGTACCAACAAACATCGGTGCCATGGGTCTATGGAATGGCAGAGTCTTTATCTCTGTAGACACTGTTAAGGAATGTCTAACAGATCAAACAGAAGATATCGCAGACTACATCCGTGTCTTTGGTGACCGCCTAGATAATAACTGTTCCCTATGGCAATCCAAAATGTCAGTGGTCAAAGATACAATAGAAGTATGACAACAAGACATAGACCATACACAATATCAGAACTCATAGAGGCTATCTATGAGGATCACTACTCTCACTTTGATTTCATAGATGAAATGAATAGTGGAGAGTGCTACTGTCAAATACATACTACCATGAATACTATTGTCAAGTACTGGGGGGAATAATGAAGTTCAGTATTGATTACTATGAGAGAGTAAATAACTATTGGCATAGAGAGATTGAGGCTGATACCTTGATTGAAGCCCAAGATTTTTTACTACAAGAAATACAAGGCACTGAGCCTGACCATGTTGATATTATTGGCTATGAGTTTGAGGAAGGTGAGTAATGCTAGGCTATGAACTATCAGATCAAGAAGATATGGTTGTTGCTGTACAGAATGCATATAAATATGTAACTACACCTGAAGATAAAGAGGGTCTTAAAATGGCTGAGGCATTCTTACAAGGACTATGGGCTGAGGGCTACTTTGACTAAATCATCCCGTTTCATAGAGTATATAAAGATACATCTACTTAGTCTTGAACAGGATGAAGAAGAGACTAGGCATTTCTTTAATACATATGAGGGTGATTTTGATACAGATGAATACCGCCAAATGGAGATAAAGGACATTATTAATCTTGGGGAACTTAAGGCTACCCGACACATCTTGTCAGTGGCTCTCGATATAATGGAACAAAGCAACCAAGGAGAGTGGGCAATCAATGAGTGAGAAGTATCCTTTTATACCAGAATATTTAGAGAAGGCTTTAGAGGATGTAACTATCCCATTAATCGATGTGCTGCACGGCTACCTCAAAGTTGAGATGTTAGATGTAGAGGAAGTAATGGACGGAGACAACGATGATCGATTTTTGCAGGGATACCTACAGGCCTTGACAAATGTATACACCATGACCTATAATTTATCTATAGACCGCAAACGAATTGAGGAAGCCAATGCCTAAATGTTTAGATTGTGGCCAGACAGAACGCTTTTGGTATACAGAGACAGGCCATAAACTTGGTATCTACAATGCTAGTGGTGAACTAGACGATGTAGAGACTGACGCATGGGATGAAGTTACAGACGGTGAGTGCGAGCCTTGCGGTTCTAAGAATGTGGAGGGAACTCTCTAATGTCAAACCCTCCTGCTCAATTTATCGAAATGGACTTTGACGTATGGTCTACCATCTATAAGCCTATCCCTAATCATATAGATAAGGGTGCCTCCTTCAATGACGGAGAGCATGGCTATATGTTTGAGACCTATGGTAAAGAGTTAGAGTTTGTTGAGGCCGCTTCAGAGAGACATATCTGGACCTATGGAGACGGTGATGACGGTGGTACCTATATCTGGAATGGCTGGTCCTTTGTTAATAGGATTGGTTATTTCATTACTGAGGTACCTTTTTCGGAAGGGGTAGTCGTTCAGGTAAAGGTATCAGATCCTGACTTGACTTGCGAAGCCTGTGATGAGACAATAGATATAGACCAAAAACACCAATGCGAGGAGAAATAAATGCAAGCAACAATATCAGATTTAGTTTTAGCAGGACATTTCGGAGTTGACTCAGGACAAGCAATGGTAGGCGACCCATGCTACCTAGATCAATGGAACACCAACGAAGGCGATGAGTGGAACCTTGAAGGTAAGGTAGGCCACTACTCTTATCATGGCGCTAGCGCTACTACCCTGGCCCAGGACTTTGGCTCCTTAGGAAATTCTGCAGTAGTATTCTCAACAGGCTATGGAGATGGTTTCTACCCTGTTTACGTACAGATGAATGAGGACGGCCGTGTAAGCAAGGTAGTTATTGACTTTGAGGGAGAAATCCAAGGAGAGGATGAATAATGGGAGCACGCATTAACTATATATTCAAAGATAGTGAGAAGGGTCCTCTCGTGGTCCTATACAGCCATTGGGGAGCCACTGAATGGCAGAAGGACCTAGCAATGGCTCTTCAGCATGCTGAGCCTAGGTGGTTTGACTCTGCCTATGGTACCCGCATGATTATTAGTTATCTTATGCAAGATAGCATCCTTGAAGAAACAGGGTTTGGTATCTACGCAATTGATCAGGATGGCTACGAACTAGGGGAGTTGACGGTCCTAGTCGACTTCACTACCAAGACTGTTACTGATAGAGTCTCCGTGCCATTTGACAAATTCGTAAATGCATACGCACCAGAGGTTTTCGCTGAGCAGAGGATAGGGTAGGGTCACCCTGTCCACATAATGAGATGGGGGCAGGTTTGTGGTGGGCTTGCCCTCATCTCTCCTTTTTGCTATAATGAGTTAGGGAGATATACATGTATCGTATTAGTAGAGCAGTAGTTACCACTAAAGAGGAAAAGGTTGCCGTATCCATTGGCAAACTACTATCTGACTTTCACCTTGACTTGGAGAAGGTTGGATACCACTTAGCCAAAGCAACTCCATATTTGATTTATCGCAGGGCATTGGAAGTGCTAGAGTCAGCACAATTCCAACTTGACACAGTAGAACAGAATAGGATAGAATATAACCATGACCGACTTTTCTAGCGTTTGCGAAATACTATCAGACCTATACGCCAACTATAAAGAAGAAGAAGACTTTGCGGACTTCATTGAGTTTAATGATATCGGATTGCCTCTTGCATACTTTCAGCATGAGGGTCTATCTAAAATAACACCAGACGGAGAACGATATACTGCTGAGACTTGGCAATTATTTTTGGCTTCTCTAAATCTTCAAGATGAAGGGTTTGAAAGTCTAGACGAAGTGTTTGCTGCGGCTGACGGAGTAAACTAATCTCTAGCCCTTCGGGGCCGGATCATTGGACAAATCGGACATATCGTACAAACCACATTTTCTAAAAAATAGATTACGATAGAGCAATATTTTTCCCCATTCATGGACAAACCTTATATCATGCAAACCTTGGTTTGTCAAAACTTATTTCCCAAACCTTATATAGGTGTATAATGGTTTGTATGAGTCCAAGACATTTCTCCAGTAAGTATGGTCCTTATTTTGTTGGACAAACCTTTACTAGACACACTGAGTTAAACTCTTGTACTGATCCTAATTGTTCTACTACTATGGCTAAGATTAAAAAGTTCTTCCAATTCCCCCGTCCCAAGGCTGATAAATAGTCCTAAGAGACATTACGATCCCCTGCGTTTTTGGCGGGGGATTACGAAAGTATACCAAATCCCCCTAGTATAAAAGACATTACGATAACAAACCTTTTCTCCTGGTTTTTTAAATATTATCCAAACCTTTATATATTTTTTCCTGGTTTTTCTCACATTTTCTCACATTTTTCTATAGGTTTTTTAGGCTATAAAGGTTTGACAAATAGGAGGTTTGGGTGTATAATCCGCATGCAAGGTTTGGGGATAGGAAGGTTTGGAGGTTTGGACATTACGAACCCATCTGTCTAAATGCTCAATACTCCATTTCACTCCACTTTCCTCCACTAAAAGAAAATCTAAAAAATATCAGTAAGATTAATATCAGTAAAATTTGTTGTATAATGGCTATATGTCTCACTCTTTTCCTAAAATTATCTGGCAAACCCACAACCACATGGTTGATGAACTTCCAGACCATCTAAACAAAATATGCGGTACTTGGATAAACCTTAACCCTGGCTGGCAACATATCTATGTAGACCATATCCAGAGGGAAGCGATGGTAGCCCAGTTAGCCCCAAACCTCATTAACATCTATAAAAAACTTAAACCAATGTATCAAGCAGATATTTGGCGGTATCTAATAACCTATGAGCATGGGGGTCTATATGCTGATATGGACTCAATATGTATCAAACCTTTAGACCAAATGCTCGAAGAGATATACACCTCTGGCAGCATAGATCCAGAGATGATAGTTGTACCAAGACTTCCTAACAAATTAGGCTCTCAGGATAAAGAATATACAAACAATGCAAACTATATTATTAAGAAAAAATCTCACATTATGAAGCAGATCCTAGATAGTATCATGCCTAACCAATTACCAGATAGTAGAGGTTTTGCTAAATGCTGGTGTGGCAGTGATCATTTCATCGCTACTAAAGGTTTGGAAAACTTCAACCCCCATAGCACATTAATTAACTTTCAGGTAATAGCAGATCGACATGCCCCAGATACTGTCTTATTCGCCTTTGACGCAGCAAGCCATCAGAGTAGGTTTAAAACACAATTTTCCGAAGATTTTTTTATTTCTATAGATTACTATGGCCAGACTATGGAATATAATGAGTTTGTTATAAATAATAACCTTAAGTATATGTATTACTAGGGATTACGATGGCTCTTGACATTCCCCCGAAATTTTGAGATAATTAGTTTATGAATACAAAAACAAAGTCTCCTACTAAAATAGAGATAAATATCAAAACCAGTAAATGGAGATTTCTAGATACTCAACTTGGGGTCTATTCTTTAGAAGAATGGAATACCAAGAAAGAAGCACACAAACATGCTGCAAAGTATCGCAGAAAGCACGGATTGTAGATATGCTACAATGGATGTATGAACCAAGAAAAATGCTTCTATTGCTCTAACCTAGCAATCTATGACGATATCGTAGTCTTGGATGCATCCTATAAGGTTGCTGCTGTATGTAGGGCACACCTTAAGATGGGTCTATCTTCTTAACTATGAATCAGATAGTATTTAATTCCTTCCCCCGATCAGGAAATGTCTACTCTTCAAAAATATCAGGTGCTTTCTTTCACTCTATGCTTGCAACCGTACACATGCCTCAAATCTTTTCCGTAAAAGACCTAGATAATGTTACACTCTTTAGAAAGCCTGAAGATGCCATATCTTCTGTAATCTATAAGAATAATCCAAACCAAACCCTAACTGATGAAGCGATTGTTAATCAGGCAAGAAACTCATTAGAGATGTATAAGGTTTATATGGAGTATGCAGCCGCCAATGCTGACCTTATATATATAGGCAAGTTTGATGATCTAATTAATGATCCTTTTAATCATTTTAAAAATATTGCAAAAAAGTTTAACAGAAGAATATCACCCGATTATGAAACAAAGTTTGCAGATATCCAATCAAGTTTAACTGATCAACTGTGGACAGATGAGCATGATGGTCATATCCCTAGAGAAAAATCAGATCAGAGAAAGCACATAGAAGAACTAGTTAGATCTTTGCCATTTGTTCAAGAGTTAAATAAAGATTACGAAGAGTTTATTCTTAAGTATCAAACCAAGGTATAAGGTTATATTAACCCATAGTGCCCGTTTGGGGCATAGGGGGGTTTGTTTCCTCTATTCCGCCGAACTTTAAACCTATTTAGCGCCGAACTTAAATGTGGTGTATAATACAAATATGACAAAAGTTACTGTTAAATCAATTTATGATATCCCGCTGCTTTCTGCTGAAGGAACCCCTAATTTTTTAGATCAATTTAAAGGTAAGGTAACATTAGTAGCCAATACAACGGTTGGTTGTGGAAATGCAAACCAAATGGAAGTTCTTCAATGGCTTCAAGAGAAATATCAGGATCAAGGATTTCAAATAATTGCAGTCCCAACAAATGATTTTTGTGGTCCAGGGGTAACAAAGGGGAAGTGGGCGGAAGGCATTACTTGTGGTACAGATTCAAAGGCTTACGGAGAAGATGTTTATGGAACAACTTTTCAGTATTCAGAAATGGTTACCTCTATGCCAAATCGTTTGGCTAATGAATATAGTGAACATAAAGGAAAGCCTGGAGTAAATGGATTAGGTCAACCAATTGGTGAAACTCATGATATGTATAAAGAAATTTCATATCAAATGCTAGAACTCAGTAAAATTCAAAATACAATTAATAATGAAGTCCCAGAAGAGGGATTTCTGTCTCCTTGGCTAAACAAAGGTTTTTACAATGGTGAACTAATGGGTGGAAATTTTGAAAAATATTTAATTGATAAAGATGGATATGTAGTTAAGCATTTTTCTTGCACAATATTAAACTATGATATAGAAAAAACCCTTAAAGAAGATTTATTAGAAAAGGGAGTGCTTGCTGAAATGGGAGAAGGAAGAACTCCAGAAGTATTTGATGAAGAGTACGCTTTTATTTGCAAAGAAATTGAAAAATTAATTGCTGGCAATAAGTCCCCTTTAAATCCAACAAAATAGTATATTTGACATATTACTCTAGTAGATGTATACTTAGTATATGGCTAGAATAATTATATGTCCCGTGTGTAAAAAAGAAATAGAGTCCAGATCACGCATGGCCTCTCAAACCCTGACAAACCATTTAAAGATTCATAAATGATAGACTGTAAGCATACCTTTGATGTAGACTTAGATGGCAGAGTTGTCTGTACAGCATGCAATATTCATATTGAAGAAACTCAGGTATCCTTTGAATAGTTATGACATTCCAGATCCTTTTGCTACCTTTGTAGCCAAGAAATATAAAAACTATAAAGGTTATCTATATGATTTCTTTACAGGTGAGTGGTCGTTTAAATGTTATACATGTGGTGACTCTTTAGATGCCCCGTCAAAAAAGATTATGACTAAGATACATTTGTATCATACAAGGAATGAGTGTTTAAATGGATACTGAAAAACAGTTTGACCAGGAGTTTGATCTTGAAGAGATTACGAAAGCCATTGTTGATCAGGCTAAGTCTGATGTTAAGTCCCGCTTTGGAAACAAGAAACGGCATCGTCAATGAATATTATTAGAGACATAGAAGCCCATAAACTTGCCTATCTAGAATACAGGGGTAGCGGTTTTGATAAAGATGGTAATTTACTTTGGGCTAAAGAAGATGCAGTATCATATGTAGAAGGCTTAGATGCAGCCATCCGTATTATCAAGGGAGAGACAATTGAAATCGAATGAATGTAAAAAATGTGGTCTCCACCTAAAAGATCCATTATTTTGGGAGACTCATCAAACCATGCAAGACTCTAATATTTGGTGTGCAAAAAGATGACATTTGCAACTGGCATTACCTGTGCTAATTGTTATGGCCCTAATGCTACACAAGTATTACGAATTGGCAATTACTGTGCAGAGTGCTATACTTATATAACAAAGGGGGTTAAAAATGATTAATGCACTATTTCTTATTCCTGCTTTTTTTGCAGGGTATGTAGCATGTTATGTTGCAATGACTTATAAGGTTAAGCAAGATTAAAGAACCAAAGATTATGCGTATGGACTGGAAGTCTTTAGGCTATGAAAGGGAGTACAAAAATGAAAAACTACGATGGGTACCTAGAGAAGTTTACAACAAACCACAGGACGAAGATACTTCCTCTTAGGTGGTTTGCTAACCTTTGTGAGAGTCCTGCTCACTATCATCTACTTAAGTATTTGCGTTATGATGATCGTAAGGATCATGGCTTTCTTTATCGATACCACGGATTTTTATCAAATCTTTTCTATAAACCCTATCTTAAATGGGGCACGGTATACGAACTTAAAAAGCCTCCGTACAACTAGAGCAATAAAACTCTGGTCTATCTGATCCGAAAGTATCACCAATAACAACATGACCAGATCTAGCCATATCTAAAATATCAGGATTTACCTGTCCATACACTATGGGAACTAATCTTGAATTACATTTTTTACACATAATATAATCATACCACACTTGCACAAAAGATCAAAGTTTGATATACTGAGTATATGAAAAATACTTATAAGTGTCCAGATTGCAAAACCTCTATAGTTATTACTACTAAAGTTCATGAATTGCCAGAATCAATTATATGCCCTTGCGAAACGGTAATGCCGTTAGAATCATCTAAGTAATATGTGGTCGTGGGTGTTGGCTTTTATCGGCGTTTCTGGAATATTCCTTGTTGGTCGTAAGACTATCTGGGGATGGCTTGTTCTATGCCTAAATGAATGTCTTTGGATCATTTATGCGCTAACAACCAAGCAGTATGGCTTTATCTTTGCAGCAATAGCATACGGAATAGTATACGTTAAGTCATTTATACATTGGAGAAAAGATGAGTCGTGATTACTTTAAAAAGTTATGGTCAACTATCTTATCAAATGGTGTGCGCCAGGACTCTGAAGGTAATTGGAATGTTATAAATTCATCTACTAATAAACGTAGAATGGAAGGTAAAGGATCTAGTGTAGGTGGTGTATCTGGTCCTAATCAGCAACAATGGATCCCCGCTAAAATTTATGTGACACCAGAAGAATTGAAAGAAATTTGGGATAAGCAAGAAGGCAAGTGTTATTGGTTTGGAGTTGATTTAGACTTAGAACTACTCTACAGGTCTCATGCCGATTGGATGCCAAAGCACCCAATGTGTCCTAGTATAGATAAGATTGATGTTAATGGTGATTATACAAAAGATAATATTGTGATCACTACAAGGTTTGCAAACTTTGGTAGGAATGTTTGCGAGTTTGACAAGTTTCATGATATAGTAAAGGTATTAAAAAATGGATAACTTTTGTGCTTTGTGCGGATCAAGATTAGTTGGTAGAGATTGTGTTAATTGTTTTAAAAGCAGTAATGCTTTAGCAGAATTTGAGGCAGAAGATGACTAAAGAAATAGAGTTTGAAACTTGGGCTTATGTAAATAAAATTGAACTTACCCCTGAACTTTATTTACAAAACCAAAGATTTTTAATACTCTCAGAGTTAGAGATGGTTGGATTTCACTGCGATCTTCCTGGAGAAATGCTTGAGTCGTTAAACTCTAGGCAGTTTGCTGAAGCAGTTGCTGGAATGATTAGAAGAAAAATAAATTTTAATAAGTTAAGTAAAGATAACTGGAAAAATTACTACTAAAAGGAGATAGACATGACTAAAGAAGATATTGTAGACTTAATGCTAAAGAGCATGAATTCAGATAATAGAACGATTTGTAAACAGGCTGGGATGGCTGAAGATGAAATGGAACAACAAATCACTGCATCTCAAACACCTTTGCTATATATGCTTTCTAATATGTATGATAGATTAAAGAGTGCTGGAGCATTGGCCTAACTAAATTGCCTAAATACTATTACAAACCAATTATTGATAAAGTTGAAGAAATTTATTTACAAAATGCAAAAAAATCCTTTTTTGAAAATGGTAAATACGATCTCAACATTGTTGTTGTCGTTGAGGCAAACTCTGAAGAGGAGTCTTTAGAAATGCGTAAGGGAGTTACAGATATTCGTATGTGGGAATTAGATCATACTGAAGAATAATTTATTTTTCATAAATAGTTTTATGAGGAAAAGATTTCTTTAAGGTTGTAGCCCAGACTTCTTTAAATGTAATATCATCTGTTGACGCATAAACAGAATCATTTGTAATCTTATAAGATATTGATTGGTTTGCATTGCTGTGATATATTTTTACATCGGTTGTTTCTATGCCACCAACATTAAAAAGATTTCCGTATAAAGATCTCCAAAGACAGTTTTGATCTTTGTCAATAATTGTTTTAAGTTTATTTTTATTCATAATCATCGGAACATGCAGTTCATAGTCTAATGGTGATGCCACATTATAATCTTTAAGTGTCTGCTCAGTTACCATTAATTTTTTAATATACGCAGAACCCCTAGATAGTTGCTTAAATCTGTTTATCTTATTAGATAAAGATCCCCCATGAAAATATTTTATTGTGTCTATTTGTTTTAATATAAAAAAGTCATCATTCATTAAAACAAAATCATCAGATATTTCTTCAGAGTTACACAATGCATTAAGATTATTGATGGCATTATTGTATTTTAAACCTATTTGTCCTACATCAATGTAGTTGCCAACATACCAGTTGGGCTTTCCACCTACAACCCAAACCTTTGCCTCTGGAAAACTATTAATGACAGATCTTATAGAGTATCTTAACTCTTCATTGTCTCCATCACGGCAAATATAAACAAAATCCATTAACACTCCACCTTTATTACAAGTATATCAGAGTCTGGTATACTTATATAAATACACGATAGGTGGGTCTTTTGGCTAATATAGTTTTTCTTGGTAACTTTGAGGTACCTTATAGCAGTGAGAATCATCACGCTAAATCTTTAGAAACGCTTGGCCATACCGTTCAAAAATTGCAAGAAAAGAAAATAACAAGCGATGTTATTCTTGAGCAATCTTTAAAGTCAGATCTATTTGTCTGGGTTCATACACACAAGTGGGTTACCCCAGGAACAATGCCGATGGATGTAGTCCTTCAACGCTTAAAGGATGCCAACATCCCAACCATGACATACCATCTTGATCTTTGGTTTGGAATTGAAAGACAAAAAGATTTAGAGCAAGATAACTTTTATAAAACAATTGGACACTTCTTTACAGTAGATAAATTAATGGCTGATTGGTTTAACGAAAATACAAGCGTAAAAGGACACTTCTTAACTGCTGGAGTGTATGACAAAGAATGCTATATCCACCAAGACTATGATAAATATAATTTTGAGTATGATGTTATTTTTGTTGGAAGCAAGGGATACCACCCAGAATATAAGTATAGACCACAACTAATAGAATACTTAAGAAAAGTTTATGGTAAAAGATTTCTTCATGTAGGCGGAGATGGTGACACTGGAACAATTCGTGGAGATGCATTAAATAAGATCTATGCAAAAAGCAAGGTAGCCATTGGAGATAGTTTAAATATAAACTTTAACTATCCTTACTATACAAGTGATAGACTGTTTGAGAGTACTGGTCGTGGTGGCTTTACCATCTACCCTCGCATTAAAGGGCTAGAAGATTACTTCATTGATGAAGAAGAAATTGTTTTTTATGAACACGGAAATCTTGAAGATCTAAAATCTAAAATTGATGAGTATATATTTAATGGAACATTACGAGAACACATTAGATTTGCTGGTCATGAAAGAACAAAGAAAGAGCACACCTACGTCCACAGATGGTCTACAATACTAGAAACTTTAAATATAAAATGAAATATTTAGTTACTGGCGGTGCTGGTTTCATTGGATCAAACCTTGTTGATAAGTTAATTAGTCTTGGCCACGATGTTATTTGTATTGATGATGAGTCTGCAGAATGTCACGAACAGTTCTATTGGAATGATAAAGCACAAAACTATAAGTATGACATTTGCGATTATGATTTAGTTGCCCCACTATTTAAAGATATTGATTGCGTATTTCATGTTGCATCTGATGCAAGAATACAGCCAGCAATACTAAACCCTAAAAAATCTATTCAATCAAACGCAGTAGGAACAGCCAATGTTCTTGAACTTTGTAGGGTTAATAATGTAGATAGATTAATCTATTCAAGCACATCTTCTTCTTATGGGAAAAGGGCTTTGCTTCCAAACCAAGAAACCCA